TGTTTGATTTTTTTTCTTCATCATTTTCATTCCTATCAATCTTCAACCACAAATAGCCTTCTGTCTCATCGATTGCTCGTTGTGACCACATCTCTTCATTCTCTAGCACAGGCACATCATATTCTGGCGCCATCCAAGGTTTACTTGTATTTGCTTTCGAAGTATTCATTTGCTTTAAACTTTGCTTCTTCCATTGATTCTGCTATGACCTTTACCCATGCTATGCCACCAGCAATTTCCATATCAAATGGCACGGGACCATCGAATTGAAACTCATCGGGTATTGTTACCTGTACTTCATATTCATCAAGATTTTGTATGCGTTTCATTACCGCTTCAAATTCGGCTCGGTGTGTCATAGTTGTCTCCTGTCACTTTATTGTACACGACTCTCTTCACTGTGTCAACTCTGTGTGCTGAATTTCGTGCGCCCATCACCACAATTACCTCATGATATTCTTTATCACCATCAATTTTATGTACCAATAGTGCTACACAAAAACCTGCCGGATTAGTATAACCGGTTTTGCTTACTTGTACGTTGTTTACTTGTGATAGTATAGCGGTATTTGTATTATGTAAAACTAACATTCTATTTTTTCGTTTGCCCGGTGTCTCAATCGCCGTCACTTTTTTGGTAGATATATCTCGAATCTCTGGATAGTTTGCAGATTCAATTACCATTTGCGTTACATCACTAGCCGTGCTTACATTGTATTTACTCAAGCCAGAGGGATCATCAAAATGCGTATTAAACATATCCAACATCAATGCCCTTGAATTCATGTGGCGCATAAAACGTTGACGACCACCAGGATAATCTGAAGCCAATGTTTCTGCTGCTGCGTTATCACTTTTGATCAATAGCATATGAAACAATTCACCACGTGTGTATTCACGCCGTGGCATTTTGCTGCCAGCATTCTTACTCAGCACCAGTTTGCGACTCATATCACGATCATAATCCAATGCGACCATAGCAGTCATCAACTTTGTCATGCTTGCCAAGGCACGAATCTGATCAATATTTTGTGACCGTGTAATTGTGCCTTCGGTTACATTTGTAACCATCACCGATATGTTGCTATATGTCTGAACCGCATACTGTTTAGACCTCTTTTGTTTTTTATGTTTGGGCTTCGCATCGGCTGCTGTTATCGTCAGAAAAAACAAAACAGCAAATGCTAAAAGCCACTGTGTAAGTGTAAGTTTTTTATTCATTAAGTGATTAGAGAAAAAACATACGGTGAAAGCATCACCGTGAAGAAAATTAGAATGTAGAAAAACAAATATCTGAATAGTAAGTTCATCGCCCTCTCCTGGGACGACAAACTCTTATTTCAGTTTATCGCCCACTTGTTTGATTGTCTTTTCATAGCCTTCACAAAGTTCCATGTAGTATTGGACCTCATTCCATGCATGTAGTATTTGAAATTTTGCTTCATACAATGTATTCGTCAGTGCTTTATATCTTTCTTTAGGACCACTTTCAATCAATGTTATCAAGATGTCAAGTTTGTCAATGATATTAACATCATCAATGTCGACCTTATCATCATCGCCAAAATTGTCGGGTTCATCTGTCATTTTTCGCCTTTTTCAAGCAGATTGATTGCATCTTTTGTATACCTTATCTCTTTATTAAGTGTGTCACGAACTTCATGTAATTCTAGCAACTTTGCCCGCAGACGGTTAAGTTCCACGGTTTCTTCGGAATTCTTTTGTTTGGGTGTAAATGTATATATCTCAGCCATATTTGAAAGTTTAACATTGTCAAAAATGATTGTCAAGTATCAACATCATCTTCATCCATTAATGCCCACATAAAAAGAAAACCCATCATAGCAAGAATTATACCGAATATATCACCCATCCGAATTGCAAGTGTAAGTAGGAATAAAAACAATAAAAAGATGAATACTTTCATTACCACTTCTCCGCTCGTTGCCATGTGTCATCGTAATCTGCCACATAATCGGTAACATCAGGTATGTTTACCGCATACTCTTCTACATTCACTTCTTCCCAGTCTTCACCTTTTCTTTTAGCTGACATAATACGGGATGATTTGTCACGTGTTGCTGCGCCTTCTGGTGTTTGATGATACTCGGTAAGTTTGATTGATCGAATTGCCTTATCTTCTTCGGTGTGTTCACGAACATTGCCACATGAACGTGAACAGTACACTCCACGTTTCGTGTGTGTTGCACCACATCTAGGACAAGTTTTTTGTATGGGCATTTTCTTCTAGTGTTTTCTCTATGTATTCACAGAGCCAATGACCTAGAACCAAATGACCTTCTTGTATACGTGGTGTTGATGTGGATGGAATGGCAATATAGTAATCTGAATAATCTTGCATCCATCTAGTTTTCATACCAGTGAATCCAATATTGACAAGTTTGTTCAATCGACCAAACTTCATTGCTTCAATAATATTTTCTGATAAACCAGAAGTTGAGAGATAGATTGCCACATCACCAGGATTTGAGAGTGCCTGTAGTTGTCTTGAAAAGATATGTTTGAAACCCAAATCATTGCCAATGGCAGTGAGAATTGAAGTGTCGGTGTTCAATGCGATAGCGGCATACGCATCACTCTGTAAATTGAAATAAGAAACTAATTCACCAGCAAGGTGTTGTGCTTCTGCTGCCGAACCACCGTTGCCCATGAAAAAGATTTTTTTATTGTGTAACAAAGCATTTACACATGCCTGTGCGGCAAGTTTAGTTTGCTCTAGTGGATTTGGAATTGGTATCGATGCGAACTCTAGTGGCGCATCTGTCAGTAAAGAATCAATCACTGCTCTGGTGTCTTTCAAAGACTCATAAATGTTCATAATAATTCCTACGCTGATTGAAAAATGTCCTGTGCCCTACATGTGGTAATAAAATTGATGAATGCTACTGCTTCACTTTCGTCTTCATAATATCGTAGAATTGTTTGACCTGTGTATTCTGAAATGATCATCAGTAAGATATAGTGGTCACGGTAGGTGGAGAATTTAATCCACCAACCGTTTCTGACCACTGGCTGCCAAAACTTAGTCTTACCTTCTATATCAAGTTTTAGTTTCTTTAATTTCTGATTTGATGATTTTTTTTGCATCTTCAGCAATGTTCTTGTTCAAATTTACTACCTTCTTTGTATATGTAGTAAAAGTGTTGTCTGTAACACTGTCAAAATAGGCAATAGTGTGATCTACCAAAACTTTGTTGAAATCAATTGTCTTGATTGTAGCGTCTTCAGCCTTGCGCTGAATGTCATTCCACGAATAGAATGTTGGAAACTGAGGTGCTTGTGTGAAAAACATAATTATCTCCCTTTATAATTGAACTCTTTTAAAAGCTGTTCTACATCGGCTGTGTTTTGCGGATTTTTTGAGGCGATGTAATACTCAATATCCGACATTTGAGGTCTTGTAAACCACTCAAATATTTTTTTAAACATGTAAAATCTCTCCTGTAAAGATAGACCCAATTAGGCGTCATCTTTATTTATGCTGCGACCGCACAATTTTTAAGGTGTGCCCGGCGAATTTTGCAACTACACCAGTCATTATAGTATAACTCATTTAGCAGCGCATGTCTAGAGAATATTTCAAATGTTTCCCAATATGAACACTCCGATTTGCTTTTACAGAGGTGAAGAATTACTCTTCGGTAATTGTTTTCACCGGTTTCGGCAACTTCTCTTTTGAGTGTTTCGTTGGAACCCCAATAGTCTTGCCAGTCTGAAGGTTTTCGTATCTTTTTTTTCTTGCCGTTGATTTGACGATAGCCAGCACTTGTAAAGTATTTGCGTCCAATATATTTTCTTCCTGTAATCAGATTTTCTATTAGATAAACAAAGCCAAATGATGTACCGTCGTACTCATACGGCACATCATCATGGTACCATGTCATAGCGAATCTTCATCATCATCGTCAAAGTTTTCGTCATTTAAAAGCAAAAACTCACCGCAAAATGGGCAATGAATAGGATCCGATTCCGTAGTCATTTCATTGTAAGAAATGGCAAATTCAGATCCACATGCTGTGCATTCATGTTGTATTCTCATAATTAATTACACCAAGATTGTTTTGCCTCACCGTAGTATTCACGTGCAAAGCCATTTTGAATTAACATTGAACGAAGACTCTGTCCATCTAAAACGATATCACCCAATACACGACCACCAAATTTATCCCAGCCGTAGAGAATGACCTGACGCTTAGTTGATTTAGCAACGGCGTTGGTTGTAAATTTAGTTGCCAACTTTCCTCTTTCATCTTCTTGTGGGCATTGGGCACGAAAGCCTTTCTCTGGTGTATCTACACCATAAATGCGAACGGCAAGTTCGGGCTTCAATGGTGCTGGTAGAAATGATGCTGCGATTACTACTGTATCACCGTCATTTACACGAACGATTTGAGCATCATATGTCACACCTTGTGGTGCTTTCTGTGCTAGTGCCAACATAGGCACTAAAAGAAAAGCAAATAGTAATTTTTTCATATTGATTCCTTACAAACTAGATTGAAAATATCGAAACGAGTAGTGTTTGGTACATTTAAAGGAACGATGTGTGAACCAGTTTCATATGTTGTACGAAAAACGATTTTATTTTTAGCGTCAACATACCAATCCATGAGCAACATCAATTGTTTTCTGCCACAGTGTAATGAACCATAAACATATAATGCAGTCGCAGGAACATCTACGCCATACATGTAATATGGTTCATGATATGGCACAAAGGCGTGGAATTTTACAATTTCTTCTTTTGAACCGATTGTACTTTTCTCAATGTATATATCATGACCATCAGACTTGGTTACAAAATGCCAATCGTTTTGATTGTGAATGATTACATCATCTGCTGTGATGTTAAGTAGAAATTCTGACTGTGCTGCGTGGACAGAAAAAGCAAAAAACGCAGCAATAATAAAAGAACATAGGTATTTCATAATACCTCCCTGAAATACGTATTTAGAGAGGAAATTAAATACTGGTTACGAGTTCCAGTGTCACTCTATTGATGTGACCGATTTATTTTATCTTAGAAACTTAATTGACTTCTAAACATGATTGCTTGATCACCTTTTACACGACTTCCTGTGCTGCCAACCAAAGCATCAAACTTTGTATCAACATAGTTTACCATGAATCTCAGATTATCTGTACAGAACCATGTGATACCATATGTCATAGCAGTAGCACGATTTGTTTTTCCTGCTGCTACTACGATAGGACTGGCATCAAATTCACTCATACGTACACCAACTTGCCATGCACCACGCCCACCTTTGTCGATAGCATTGTTTGGTTTGATCCAACCAAATGCGCCATCTTTGTATGCGTGTGATTCGCCAGTTAGATTATAAACTGCCTGTGCGTAATAACCATTGATCTCTTGATTATTGCCAGTTGCTGGATCATACTTGAAGTTGAACATTTCACCTTGTAGTTTGAACGCATTGTAAGCAAATGCGGCTTCAAGTCCTTGGCGTGTTCGTGTGGTAACACCACTCAATGCAGGACCAACGAACCAATTTGATTGTGAACGTGCTTCTGTGCGACCACTTGATGGCGTAACTCCACCTTTGATCTCACCCATGCTATATGCTGCACCTAAGTGTGCGACATATGCTTTGCTACCAGTGAGTTCAGCAATGTTTGTTGTTACACGACCCGTATAATCGAAGCCATCAACCACAGCATCTTTGTTCATTTTGCCACGGCTAATTGCTAGAGCATAGGTCAGACCAGGTTTTGGTACGCCGTGAAGCATGAATCCAGTTTCTTTTGCTGGAATCAATTCACTATCGTTTTGGCCAATAAGACTGCGTTCCATGAAGTCTAGATTGTTTGAACTGGTCATCTGCTCAAGACTAAATGGCATCTTAAACAAGCCAAATTGAAACTGTGCTTCTGGATTAGCCGCATAGTTTACCCACATCTCATCCGCTGTGCTTGATGTGGAACTAAAACCATCACTCGCACCAAAGTTTGCTAACAACTGATACTTAAAGTCTTTGGCAAACTGACCACGAACACCAAATCTAGCACGACGAACTTCTGCTAGGTTCTGGTACGAATCCGTGGTTTGACCGACACCGTAATTGGGTGAGTAGTGTCGATAGTCCATATGAATTCGACCTGTAAATTGTGCCGTATTGTTTCCGTCTTTCGACTTGAGTCCAATTCCATTTTCTGTGACTGAACCATCGTTTGCTCTAGCTTGTCTATATTTGACTGAATCGCTAACATCTTTGTCGATTCTTTGTTCAGCAAACTTTTTGTTTTCTTCTCTTTCTTCATATGCTTTCAGTTTTGATTCATATTCTTGTTGAGTGATTACATTTTTTTCTCTCAGAATATTCAGCGTATCTTTATACTCATCAGCATATGCAGGAATGACTGCCGCTAAAGCAACTACAATTGAAAGTTTTTTTAGTAATTTCACGTTCTATCCTTATTTCCAAATTGGGTTGTTGTCTGGACCACGGAAATCTTTCTTCCAGTTTTCCTGTACAAGTTTAATAACATCGGCTGGCATGTGAACATATTCCAACTCTGTTGACATTTGACCACCATTCTTATAGCTCCAATCAAAGAACTTGAGAACCGCACGACCTGTCAATGCGTCTGCTTGTTGTTTGTGCATCAAAATAAAACTTGCGCCTGTTGCTGGCCATGCGTCTTTACCATTTTGCCATGTCAACAACAAATACATTGCTGGTGCGTTAGCCCAATCTGCGTTGGCTGCGGCTGCTTTGAATGTGCTATCATCAGGCAATACAAAGTTACCATCACGATTCTTCAATGCTGCGTAAGGGATCTTGTTGCGTTTTGCGTATGCGTATTCGACATAACCAAATGCTCCTTTGATGCGCTGAACCTGTGCGGCAACACCTTCGTTACCTTTACCACCTACACCTGTTGGCCATTTAACTGCTGTGCCTTCACCTACAGTCTTTTGAAAGTCTGCGTTGGCTTTGCCTAAGAAATTGGTCCAGATGAATGTTGTACCCGAACCGTCAGCACGATGTACTACTGTGATATTCATCGCTGGTAAGTTTACGCCTGGATTTAATTCAGCAATTGCTTTATCATTCCATTTGGTAATTTTACCTAGATGAATGTTTGCGATCACATCAGGTGTCAACTTTAGTTTACCAGCATCGATACCATCTAGATTGTAAACTGGTACAACACCACCAATGATTGCTGGAAACTGAACAAGACCCTCTTTGTCTAATTCTTCTTTCTTGAGTGGCATATCACTTGCGCCAAAGTCAACTGTCTTGGCTTTGATTTGACGAATACCACCGCCTGAACCGATTGATTGATAGTTTAGACCAATGCCAGTTTGTGCTTTGTATGCTTCAGCCCACTTTGCATAGATTGGAAATGGAAAAGTCGCACCAGCTCCAGTAAATTCTGCTGCCGATGCGACTCCTGTAAATAGCAATAATGATACTAAAAACTTCTTCATATTATCTCCTTTGAGTTAGACTACTAAAATAGTTCTGTGTAACGAAACCGTCACAATTTAGAATTTTTTTTAATAGTCTGACCGCCGAAGACAATCAGACTTTATATTTAGTGTTATGCTGCTTTACCCCACACATTTTCCCAATTGCCTGTCAATGCGCCTTTTGAATAATCTGTAGCACGATTCTCAAAAAAGTTTGTGTGTGTTGGTGCATTGATCATCTCTTCAACCCATGGAAGCGGATTCTTTTTAACTTTGAATACACCCTTGAGACCCAGACTAATGAGGCGACGATCAGCAATGTAGCGAATGTATGATTTAACGTCATCAGAAGATAACCCAGACATGTCACCCATATTAAAAGCAAGATCAATAAACTTGTCTTCGAGTTCAACCATCTTCTCAGCAATAGTATAAATTTTTGATTTGAGGTCGTCATTCCAGATTTCCTTATTCTCTTCGATGTAAGTACGGAATAATTTAATCATCGACTCAGCGTGTTGTGTTTCATCCACGATTGACCAAGTAATAATCTGGCCCATGCCTCTCATTTTACCTTGGCGTGGGAAGTTAAGTAACATGATAAAGGAACTGAATAATTGCATCCCTTCGGTGAAAGCAGAGAATACTGCAATATGAGCAGCAGTAGAAGCCCTATCGCCATTCTGTGTGCTAAGATTAAGAACGTAATCATGTTTATCTTTCATTGCTTGATATTCCATAAACTCAGTGTATGTGGTGTCTGGCATACCAAGTGTTTCAATCAAGTGTGAATATGCTGCGATATGTAATGCTTCACGTGCGGCAAAACCCAATAGCATCATCCTCACTTCAGGTTGAGGAAAATAAGGTAAGTAATTATTAACATAGCCACCTGCAACATCAATGTCACCCTGAGTAAAGAATCTGAATATATGAGTGAGAAAATCTTTTTCGTTCTGCGTAAGTTTATTCTTCCAATCCTTAACATCTTCAAGCATTGGTACTTCAGTGTGGAGCCAGTGAGATTGTTCATGCTTTAGCCAAGATTCATATGCCCAAGGATAAGCAAATGGTTTATATGATGTTCTTTCGTCTGTTAGTTTTATGTTCTGCTTTTTAATCATTGATGAATGCCTCTAGTTCTTGTTTTGTTTTATTGCCTACTAATCTTTTTGTTACCGCATTATCTTCCATCATCACCAATGTTGGTACACTACGAATGCCAAACTCTGCTGCTATATCTGGTTGTGCGTCAATGTCAATCACTTCGATTGACACATTTGTTTCAACTTCCTCTAAAGTTTTTGCTAACATCTTACATGGTCCACACCATGATGCTGTGAATCGTACTACTTTTTTCATTTGCCTTGACCTCTGTATTTTTTATGTGAACGCTTTTCGTGTTTATTCATTGATGCTGTTTTGTTGTGACCGCCTTGTTTAGTTCTTTTTTGAACTGATTTGTGTTTACTCACGTTAGGTGCTTTTACTGACATAATATCTCCTATTCATACATTACAGTTTCAGTATCACCCAAAGACCATTTGGGCTTTTGCTCTACAACATACTTCTTGGTGCAAACTTTGAAGTCTGGAAACTTCATTTCTTTTGGATTGCTTGCTGCGTCTAAGAACAAGCAACGATTGTTTGGCTGTGCTGCGTATTGACCATTATATAGTTCAATGAAGTTAAAACTCTTATGATCTTCAGGCCATTCAGCGTAACTTGTATCTATAATGTTTAAATCTGGTGCTGAGTGATCAACAGTAAACATGTAATTGCCTTCATAAAACTGTTTATCTTTGGCATAAAACTTACATGTAAGATTGCGTACAAATGCTTTCTGTAGCACTGTGAAATCATAACTAAAACAATCCCAGATTTGTAATGTGTCTAAAGGTAAAAAAGTTTTCGGGAGATTATCCGTTCTGCTAACAAAAGCATGTAATGGTAATTTATCGTAAAGTGCGCCATAGTTTGGTAGATATGCCTCTATTCTGAATGCTTGTCCTCTGATGCTTTTGATTGAAATCCAAATACACGGTTCATACTCACCGTGACCTTTCTCAAAGTCATACAGAAATTCTTTTCTTATGTAACAATGTACAGGTGGTATGTTTGCGATTAAATGTGCCATTTTTTCTCATGTAAGTGAAACTTCATACCAACGTATGTTCCTGCAAATGCTCCTAGAACTGCTGGTATAATCATCATATGATCTGTAGTGTAATTGATTACTGCTACACCACCTAAGAATGTAATTAGTGATGCCCAAATGCTTGATGCTAACGGTTTATCATTCTGCACCGATTTGAGTAACTGTGTGTAAACGATGTCTGTGAAAAACATACAAACAAATGTAAAAATATATGCCCACATTATTCTTTTTTCTCCATCATTCTATTCACGAAGTCTAATAGTAAGTATTCTTTACTACCGTTCCATCTTTTTTTCATCCATGAATAGTCTTCATACCAATGTTGTTGTGCTTCGGGATGACAACCAATCAAACCAATATTGCCTTGCATGATAGCCATCGCATCACCGTTAGGATATCTTGATATAACATCATACTTTGATTCATCACCAAAAATTGCACAACCATCATAAAAGAAAAGTTCTTCGGGTTTATCATCCCATGTAACTTTCATTTGTTTCGCATGTGGTCTTTTTGTGTCTGTGTTGGGACGAGTTATATATTGACTCAATTCAACATCATTAAGAATGTCAAAGTAGTCAGATCCCGCCCAATAAGCACCCATGCATATACCCAAGTAATAGCCACCACCAGCAACGAACTTACGAACGCTGTTGACATGAGATTTAAGTAAACGATCCCAACTATCGGAGTCGCCAACGCCACCAGGAAAGCAAACCATGTCAACATCATCAAAAAAATTGTCTTCAAGTTCATGTTTAGTAAATATTTTAAATTTATAATATGGGTGTAATGCTTTTATAATTCCATTACCCGATTGAACAGAACATTTTGGTTGATGTAAAAATAACGCAATCGTTTTCACTTTTCTTTGTTTTTATTATTATCTTTTTTCTCCTGCTCTTTTGACGGAGCAGGAGTTTTTTCTTTGTATATCGGTCGCTTCGGATGCGGCTTTTGTTTTTTTGAATTTATTTCGAATGACACACAATGTCTCCTTTACTGACACGCTAGGCACTCATCTCCGTCAATAATAGCTTTCAAATCAATTTCTTGTATAATCTCACGTTCAATTCTTTTAGACACTTTATCGGCCTTAGCTAGTTTCTCTGAACGACAGTAGTACAACGTTTTCAAGCCCTGCTTCCATGCCTGAAAGTGTACTGCATGTAAGTATTTAACATTCACATCAGGTCTAAAAAAGAGGTTAATGGATTGCGCCTGGTCAATGTAATTTTGTCTGTCAGCAGCGTGGTCCACAACCCATCGTTGGTCAATTTCCATACCAGTTTTGTAGACATCTTTGGTGTATTCATCCAAGAAATCCAAGTGTTGGACGGAACCGTCGTTTGCAATGATACTTGACCAGATTTCTTGATAGTCCAATTTGCTGTCTGCATCACATTTCTCCTTGATGATTTTATCCAAGAATTTGTTTTTGTTTAGAAAAGCGCCTGAAAGAGTGTCTTGTCTATAAGCATTAGCACGGTAAGGCTCAACGGAGGGACTAGTGTTGCCCATAATAATGGAAGATGAAGCATTAGGAGCAATGGCAAGCATATGGCTAAACCTTTTACCTGAACCAACAGCATCAGGAGCCTCACCTCTTTCTTTTCCCAATTGGAGATTCGCATCATCTAATCTTTCACGAATATGTTTGAATACTTGATTGTTGAACGACTTTGCTACGGCAGATTCGAACGCAATATTTTTTTTCTGAAGAAGAGCATGATAACCAAGAGCCCCCACACCAATACTGCGCTCTTGTTCAGCAGAGAACCTGGCTCTGTGAATAGCATCAGGAGCATTGTCAATAAAATACTGAAGTACATTATCAAGCATTTCCGCCACGTCCCGCAGAAAAAGTTCATTACTCTTCCAATCATCATAATACTCCAAGTTTACAGATGAAAGGCAGCAAACCGCTGTGCGCTGTTTATCTGTAGGTAAAATAATTTCTGAACACAAATTTGATTGCTTGATACTCAGGCCTTTTTTCTTCTGAAACTCTGGCATCGCACGATTGCTTGTATCAATAAAGTGAATGTATGGCTCACCTGTCAGCATACGTGTTTCAAGGATGCGCTGCCACAATTCACGTGCTGATACTTTATCTTTGACTTCTTGTGTATGTGGATCTTTGAGTTCCCATGTATCATCAGCATCATGGTCGAGCATACACTTTTCAATCAACAGCATGAAGTCATCAGTGATATTGATACCGTGATGTAGATTCAATGTTCGTAGATTAGGATCACCCGTGGGCTTACGCATCTCTAGAAAATTGATAATATCAGGATGAGAAATGTCAAGATAAGCAGCATAAGAGCCACGCCTTGTACGACCTTGTCTATATGCCAATGAAGATGCATCGTAAGTACGTAGATGAGGCATGATACCAACGGACTTATCATCAGCAGAACGAATACCCAGACCGATTCCAACACCACCTCCTAACATTGAAAGCCAATTTACTTCCGAAAGAGTATTGACCAAACCTTCTGCTGAATCATCCAAATAGGGAAGAAAGCAGCTAATAGGCAAGCCACGCTTAGAGCGACCGAAAGATAAAATAGGAGTAGAATAAGATAGCCAATGCTTACTACTGTAATCGTAGAGCCTCTGAGCATGAGCAGCATCAGTTGCAAAAGCAGCGGATACAAACGCAAATCTTTCTTGAGGACTTGATTCGTCTTCACGCATGTATGATTCTTTGAGTCTTTTGATTCCGAGTTCATCGAATAGTTTATCTCTTTCTAGGTCTATTGTAATGCTGCTAATATCTACCATTTCTTCTCCAATATTATTGTTCTAGTGCTGCTACTACATTTGGAAATTTATCTGCTATAACTTTCCAACACGCTTGTGCTATTTCCATGTGTTCTTTTTGTGTACCATTTTCCATACGCAACTGACAGTAGTGAATCCAACTACGCAATGTACCATTCATGTACATACGTGACTGTGTGTTGCCTTCTGGTAATACCACACGTGCTTGTTCTTTTGCGATACCATTTGCAATCGCCCAATCATATGCGGCTTTTGCTTCAGAAATCAAATTAACTTGTTTAATTTTCCATTCTGACTGTAATTCATTATCGTCAGTCTCAATAGAGTTTTGACGATTCTTTGTATCTTGTAGTCTTGCTTCACGTAGTTCAAAACCCAAATCTTTCGTTGGATCAGCATAACGCTGGCTGAACTCTTGAAAAGAAAAACTACGATGGCGCAAGATTTGTCTTGCTATGTCCCGTGTAGTGTTTATTTCCATAACAACGTTGACCATTTCAAATGGTGACCAATGTTGATTTTTGATAAGATAACGAATTAATTTATCAGAGTCAATATTCATTCCCTGATTACTTGGATTTGATACACGTGCCATGTGTACAATCAAATCTTCAGCAGAGCCATAACCATTCATTGTTGCGGTCACACCAACTAACTTCACGTTCATAATTTCTTCCAAAAAGTAAATTTGGCTATAGCCTCAAGACCATAAAATGTATTACTATCTATAATCTCCTGGATTTCGCCAGATGAAAAACCATTCAACACCATCTCATTGATGTCTTTGCCATCCATATTATCAGGCCAAATCACAACATTATGATTCGATTTGATAGCATTTTCAATCAACTTACACACTTCTTTATTTCTTGGTTCATTATCAAATACAAGCGTAATTTTTTCTGCTTGAATATTTTTCACCGTTAGGGCAAGATTTGCGTCACCTGATGCTACACAATTCTTTAGAAACAAACTATCTAGTGGACCTTCAACAAGATACACACGTTCTTTTAAATTCACACGATCCATGCCAAAAACAAGTTTATTATCAGAATCGTCTGTTCTCAATGTAACATAGCGTAGTGTGCGGTCGCTTGTCTCTAATGCTCGACCAGATACAGCGATCAATTCATTCTGATAATTAAAATACGGTATAACTAGTCTAGCGTCTTCAACTAGGTTTTTATCGTGATTTGGAATTAGCGCATCACAAAATGCTTTATAGTTTGAAGTGAACAACAACTTATCATAATGTTCTTCGGGGATTAGCCGATTCTCAGCATACGTTAAACAAAAATGTCCACTTGGTAAACTACTGAGCCATTCCCCATGTTCAAATATGCTGCGCTTTTTGATGTGACCAAATTTGGGTGGGTTGGTGATGATTCGTGGTGATAATTCACTCTTTCTGTGATACGTGTTGGCAGTTCCGGTTGTGCCCGACTTGTATTTTTCGAGTACGTACTCTCCATGTAAGGATGAGTCGATGTGCTTGATGAAATTGGCGACATTTGTTCCTACTCCACAGTTATGACAGCGGTAAAATAAATCATTGCCCTTGGCGAAAACATAGCCTCGGGCTTTGAGTGTGTTTGTTTTGGAATCGCCACAATAGGGACATGAAAAATTCCACAAGTTAGTATTCTTCTGCTTGAAGTTACGCAAGCGGGAAGAAACCATTCTTACATATTTCGCATCGATATAAAGAGCCATACCTTCATTATAACACTACTGCTCACAAAAATCAATTAATTAAAAAACTTTGCCAGATATTCAAATTTTATGTTGGAGATGATCCATGCGACAACGACAACACCACCGGCAACCATCCACTTCCACTGCATCAATGACTTTAGATCATCATCTTCTTTTTGGTTGTGTTCGGTAATATGATCACGTAATGATTTGATTTCATCCATGATTCTACGCTCAGTCAGTTCTATTTTGTCCGATAGATTTCTGTCTGTGGTAGTAATACGTGAATGAAGTTCTTTGATATCGCTTACGGTATCTTCTTTGCGTTTGTCCATGTCTTTGTAAATCTGATTGACAATGTTGGCATTGTTATCTGTAAGTTTTTCGATAACACGGTCCATCTTCTCACAAAGGTCTACAAGTGTATAGACCTTTTCTTTGAGAACGCCAACCTCTACTTTGAGTGCTACATCTCCGTCCATTTTATTTCTTCTCAGGAATCTTTGTGCCCTCTAGTTTCTTATGAACTTTGATGGTCTTACAAACTTCTTTTTCTTTTTTAGTTTTGTTATCAAACTCTTTGACACACACTTTCTTTTCTTCAGCAGCAAATGCGGCGTTTGTCAGTGGCGCAAAAAGCAGAAACAAAATCATTGATGCTAGGGCAAGTTCTTTTTTCATTTTTCTTCCTTAGAAACAAATTTTTCGGTTGCGGTAAATCCTAATCCACCAAGCACAACATACATTATAACATCAAGTGTCTGTGGATTCAATTTCTTTTCAAAAAACAATTCGGCAATAAACCCAGTAGCAAGCAAAAGGAACGCCAAAAAGGTGATGAACCTTTTGCTGCTAGGCTGTTGCTCACCTTCAGCGGTGAGCATTTGTATCATAAAACTTTTCACAGTTCAGGATGTGGCGGTTGTGCTGGTGCTTCTTTACCACCAAAACCTGAAGCGACTGATGGAACAAATGAAGACATCACATCAAATCCAGCCGACATGCCCATTGGTGCTGCAAATCCAGCCATGCTCATTGGTGAGCTAAAGCCCATTGAACTCATAGGTGCTGGTGGTGGAGAAGGTGGCGGTGGCTTGTTTGCTGCTTCAAGTGCCTTTGCCCTCAACTCTTTATCATCACCTGCCAACATAATACCTGACAGTGTACCAGTCAGAAATGTAGCAATTGGAATAATCAATTCAAAAAACTTGTTGTCTACAGGACTCATACCATTCATTGGCTGAGTTACAAAAATCAAACTGTACAAAACAACAAATACAATACCGAACAGTGTAAGTCCTAAAATGATACCGATAAAAAACTTGAGTCGTGCGTTCAGTTCTTCAGTTGTATATCTTTCTCCTGACCATAGTTCCTTTATCATCTGCAATCTCCTCTAAGTGGGGCTTGTTGCATTTGTGGTGAAGGCTGACCGGCTTTATTCTTTTCGTAATGTGTCAAGTCTTCTGGACAAGTCCCGTTTGCGCTACAATAGGGTTTTTTACATTGTTTTGTATCCCAGTTCTCTGGGTCTTGGCAAGGATAACGATAGTTTTCCTGACAAGCAACTAACAATGGTAATAGTAATAGTACCAGATATTTCATTAGTGAACTCCTAGAACATGAAGGGCGTGTTCATAATGTTTCTTACGATCTTCAAGTCCTATGGTTCCACCATTGATTCTCTTGGTCATACCAAGAATATCACCCTTATCTGCAAAGGCATTGATTTTGTTTGTTTCCCAAAACCAACATGCAGATTGTGCAGCGCCTTCGAATGTTTGCGTATATTCTGCTGCTTCTTCTGGAGAAATTTCAAGTGATGCGGCAAACCAAGTGTAATTTGTTTTGCCAGTCAACTGAATCAGTCCACGACCACGATATTTGTAGCCGTCACCAGATGCTTCATCGCCATTGCCCATACGATTGGCATAAATGCGATTGGCAATTTTCTCTGGCTTTCTTTCGTATTCTTTAGCGACAGCCAAGTTAGGGAAATATTTTCCAAACAGTTTTGTTAGGCTCTCTGCTTTGTAGTTCAAATTCTCTGTGAGAAAAACAAAACCACCAGACTCATGGGCGCACTGAGCAATAAACGATGCTATGCGCTGTGGTGTATTGATTTCATAATCTGGAAGTAATTGGCTTAATGCTTTGTGCCACTGATCAATGTATGGATTTTTTGGTAGTAATTGTTTTAATTGTTCTTTTGTGAGTTCCATGTTTTTCCTCAGGTATTATTTTACGGAATCAAAAATCTCCTTTTGTAATCTATACCATTCTATCCACATGTCAACTTTGTCACTACACTTATGATACTCCATGTAGTTATCAGATACGACCGTAATCACTTCACTCAGTTTGGTCGTGCCTTCTTGCACTTGCGTCAGTGGCGGGCAAGTTCTTCCTAATGATTCTGGCATTTCGGGAAACTTGCGGGCCACTGGTACTGTTGTACTACAGCCCGATAGCAATAAAACTATAAGTAATTTTTTCATGGCTTCTTGGCTGCTTCGTTCAAAATACTTACTACGTTAGGATCAAGTTCGCATTTCGCATCAATAACTTTTTCCACTTCTTTAATCTTTTGGACAACAATCTCTCGTTTTTCAACGACTCTCTTTGTTCTCTCTCTGATCTGCGTTTCAATAACAACATTTGTCTGCTGTGATTTCTTTTCTGCATCTTTCACTTTCTCCTCTAGTTCAGCCACTCTTTGACGCCATTCCTGCTCGACGCTATAGCCTCCTTTCCAGTATATACCGATGCAAAGTGATGCTATGGAAACGTATTTGATAACGTTTGCATAGTTGCCAATAAATGGCAGTCTACTACCTAAAAATCCCAATACGACACCAATGGCACCGCAGACTAAAACAGTGTTGATGATGAATAAAAGAAAGCCCGATGGCAGAAAACTAAGAAGCCACATTTGACTTTCTCTTTATAAATGAAATGAATGTTGCAGTCTTGCGTTTCTTCACACCAGGTTCACCCTGTGGTCCTACGCCAAGACCCGCAATGGCACCACCACCGACTGCATTTGCTGGAGCGCCACCCATGGCACCAGCATCTTCTTTGAGTGGCTTACATGTTTTATCGGTGCTACACCAATAATAACCTGCACCACATTCTTTTTTGAATTCGTTTGACATGAGTTTATTTATATACCGTAAGTTCCTTTAATTGCATTATAATTCTGAGTTATTTCCGCACCAGATAATGCTTTGTTATACACTCGCATCTGATAAAATACTGGATAAAAGGCTGCATTGTTCATTACATCCAATGAACCTGTACCATCATTAAAATGCCTTGCCCCAAAATAAAACTCATTTGTCGCAAAGAGTGTTTGATTACTAATAGTACCGGTTGTTCCAATTTGTGAACCATTTAAAAAAAGACTAGCTTGTGTGCCATTGATAACAAAAATCCATTGTCTTATATCATTACTTTCAGTTATGGTTACTGCGGTCTCACCATAAGGGATACCATAACTTATATTTGTTGATCCATCCACATATGCTACGTATCCTCCGCTAGTATCAAAAATTTCATTACCCCAAATAGATCCCCAAAATGATGTTGGATTAAATGAAGCAACCACTTCAACTGTTACAGTATTTGAAGCAATATTGTAAGGAACACTAATATAATCTGTTCCACCATTATCTGGATTGTTTAGCATTATGCCACCGCCATTGATTGACACATACGATGGAGAACCTACTAGTGTTGCATTACGTCCATTGCCACTAGAATCAGTCCATGTTGAACCAGTTGATGGTGCAGTTGCTAAGTTAAATTGCAGACCTGAAGTTACAATTCCGTCACCTCCAGCAACTATCTGTGAGTCAACGTAAATTCCACTACCGATTGTAATTCCTGGTCCGATTATCATTTTAGATTTCTGAGAACCTCTGCGACATTCATATCAACTGGTATTTCTGATGATATGATGTCTGTATTGTTGATACCACGAACTTTTTCGGGCATGAGATTTAAAAACAACAAGTA